TCTTGAAAGATTGCTTGACACCATTCTTTTTCTTAGTAGTGTTTAGTGCAAGATTGAGAGTGTTAGCACACACAACACGAACAGGTGTAATGCTTGCTTGAATAGCGATTGAGCCGTCATGTGATGTGTTAATAAGTAAATAAGTTTTTACCTTATCTGCAACACCATTTGGGTCAAGAATTGTTTCACGCTCTAATGCTAATGCACCAAACACGACACGACCACCCTTGATTGAGCCAGCAGTTTCCCAACGCCCGCCACCATCAAGAATATTATCACCAAATGAAAATAAATCTTCATTTTGCATAACATGATAACGCTCACCAACGACACCAAGAATGTCTGTCTGTGTGTTATCAGTAGGGTTAGTGCGAAGCACATATTGATAATTTTTGTCGCTTGTTAGATGTGAGGGGGTTTCTAAATCCTCTAAGCGAACATTCCAATTAGAAAGATTTGCTAGGTCTAGCATTTCTTTTGTAGTTTTTTCTTCAGTGAATACAGTGCCAAGACCATGCCAAGCAGGTTCTCTGAAAGAAGCGAATGAAGCAACGCCGTTTTGCGTTTCTAGTTCATGAGCCATTTTTTCTCCTTCGTTAGTTATTTCTTTAAGTATAGCAGGATAGGCTGACAAATGCAAATCAGGGTAATTAGATATGGGATAAATTGGACATTTTCATAAACTACGGCGTGTCGACTTGACAAAGTTATCCACAGGCCCCCGAGGATTTTGCGGGGGATCTGAATTAATTCCCAGCAGAACCCATAAAAGATAATAGAACAATTAGCACCATTAAAACATAGAACCAATTACTCACAGTATCTCATTTCTTACTAGATGAAAAAATTATGTCGCTCTTAGAGTATACACAAAGAGAGCAAGAAACGCAAGCGGAGCCATTAGTTGAGATAAGTGGAATTTGTTTATTATTCTCAGGACACTTAGCAGCAGGCTTACCAATCATTTCTTTTATGTCTGCCTTACCAGTAGCAAAATTCTTAGCAAGGTACGCCATTCGAATTCCACTATTAACTTTTAAGTCTACTGCGGTTTTGACATTCTCGCTATCTGCAGAAAAGTATAGGCTAAGATTATCAATACCCTTGAGCATTAGAGCAGCGGAAGCCACACGAGTGTACACCCAGAATTGGACATCAGTATTATTTAAGATTACGTATTGCCATGCACGTGTATAGGTATCGTTAAAAAAGTCGCCGTCCCAGTGGATACGGAATAACTTAGGAGCGTCTTTCTTTTCACAATCTTTCTTAAAATCTGCAATCATATTTTCAATTAGGTCCACCATAGTGGGCTCATCTGCATTGCGTAGCAATTCCCAATTGTGTAATAGATTAGTTTTTACTGCAGGGAACAGTCTTTCAAGTTTTCCTGCGTAGCAAACCATTTCACAAACACTAGTGGCACCAGGGCACGAGAAAGCCTTTCCAGCAGGTAATCCAAAAGTGTTGGCAATTGCTGCCTGTTTTCCATTTTTTGTGACAAGGTTAGCCACCTTTCTATCTTTAGAGCGTTTTAGTTGGGTCATAGGGGGTCCTACTTTCTTTCTTTAATTATAGCGTTAGGGTCTGACAATTTTTTTCTATTGTAGGTTTTCTTTGAAGGCACGGCAGAGGCAGCGTTGGAGCGTCGTAATTCCATTAGTCTGCGTAATTCCTCTGGTGTTTTTTTCATACTTAATCTTATCATAAATCACTAAAAATGTCAAAACCCCCAGTGTGATCAATATCACAGGCCTCGGGGATTTTAGCAGTTTTATATCATGCTAAGGATATTTGTTTATACTGCTAAGAAATCATCCATGCCACCAAAAATAAGTAGCAAGAATATAAAACTTGCATGAACTATTGCAATAGTTAATCCTGCAATTGCAAGACCTCTACCTCTATTCCAATTTGAACCATTTCTCTTAAATTGATTAAGTGCTATTGGGCTAAAGATAAAAGCCATTGGAGTAATAGTAAGTGCAAGAACAAAACCTGCAATTGCAAATCCGTTCCATGGCAATACTGAAGGGTCAGGCTGTCTTTCGTTGGGTGTCATTATTGTAGCACCAAAACCTTTTTCTCAAGAGCAACATCAAAGTTGTCCATAAAACTAACAAAATCTCCGTCATTAATCCACTTAACATGAACTTCGTTTCCAGATGTATAGACTGTCATTGAATGACCCATGGCACTCTTTGAGCGTTCAATAGAACTAATCTTGTCAAACTTAAACGACTCTAAGTCATAGCCAAACATTTTCTTTGCAAAGAATAGCAGTCTTGTTTCTGTAAGAGCAAAGACTCCATTTCTAATTGTTTTGTTTCCCATTCTGCGTGTTTCATACACACCAAAAATTGATGAGATAATGTTTTCATTTGGTTGCAAATGGTCTGATAATGATTCCAAGTGCTTTCTTGCATTTTTGTTTTGTGACATTGTTTTCCTTTTTCTAGTTGGGTTTTCTTTATACATTAATAATATCATAAACGACTGACAAAGTCAAAAAATTTTTGCCGTCCAGGATCTGGGAAAAGAAAACTTGCATCGTAAAAAAAATTATCTATATACTGGTGAGTATCCACAGGTTATCCACAGACACGCCCATGGGAGTCGGGGATTTTTATGCGGGGAAGTGCATAAAAATACTTTTAGTTATTCATATGTTTCAATAAAAACATATAACGGAATTGAATCAGTGTAGCGATAAACTTCAGACTCTAATTCGTCAAATTCGTTTTTATATATTACTGCCCAATTATCTGCAGTTGCATCGCTTGAAATTTCCATAACTTCAACGATATCATCATTAACTTTAATTAAATCTCCAACCATTAATTGATCTGGCTTGAGTTCATCTGCATAGACTAATTCCATACTGTTTATTGTATCAGACATTTTACTTTCCCCCTACTGTTCCGTTGCGATAAAAAATCTTAGTGTGCATTTTGCCACTAGGCTCTGAGAAATTGTAAGTTGCGTATTCATCTGCAAATCCCCAATCTACAATTTTATCCCACTCTGCTACTGCACTAATTGCGTCTGAATAGCGACCAACCCATTGTGGTGTGGTGTCGTTATCATAGGTTGCAGTAATTGCGTATGAGTATTCCATTTTAGTATTCCCTTTCAATAAGCCACGCATTAAGGTGGTGTTGTTCAATAATAGCCCATACTGGGGCAGTAGTCAAACCCTTATAGGTTATTCCTTCAGGCATTGGTATTTCTAAGTCCCATAGTCCTAAGTCATTTACTGCGTCAATTGCTTCAATACAAGGTTGAACCATAGACTTAGGCACTGGTGGATAGTGATTATTAGATAGATGAATTGCTATCTGAGTTTCAATATCCAAGTGGATACCTAACTCATCAAGCGTTCCGTCTGCCATTTCGTTAGCCAAATTACTTCCCATTTTTATACCTCAGCACTTTCCCAAATAGTTTTTTCAAGGCTTTCGTTAGCCCAAATAACTTCGCCATCGTGGTCAAAGATTATTTCGTGAGGATTACAAACACAATTCTCAAAGTCATAGTCCTCGCCATTACTCCAAGTATAAACACCCTTGCCTTCGCATAGGTGGCAGTTTCTAATTGTATCTACTGCTATTTCTAGTCTATCCATTTTCTTTCCTTCTTTCTTTCAATACTAAAATCTTATCAGATAGGGCTGACATTTTCAACCCTAGTTTTCAACCTTTACGGCTACTGTGCGACATACTCTTTTCCCTGTAAGGGAATCACGCACCTCTACTAAATAACTTTCGCAACCTTGATACCATACGGCTTTAGGGTGTATCTCTGCTGAGATAATTTCACCTGTTAAAGTGCGTGAGCGATAAGGTGTTCCTACTAGTAGGTGTTCTATTGTATAGACATTTGCTGACATTTGCCAACCTCTTTCTTTAATTAACTTATTACTCTGTAATCCTATCATTTTTCACTGACAAAATCAAATCCAAAAACGGACATTTCTGGCATTTTTTTTGTGATAAATCTCACATTTTTGGCCTGTGGATAAGCCTGTGGATAACCCCCGAGGATCTCTCGGGAAATTTTCTGCCAATTTTTATTAGCAGAGAATTTTTTATTTATTCAACAACATCTAAAATTTCAAATGCGTCAAATTTTTCTAATTCGCTATCAGGCAAATTACGAAGAGATTTTTGTAGAGCAAAATACGCATCTAAATCTGTATTTGCTTCAGTAATAAAACTGATTAAAATATTCTTTTTCATTTTAATTTTCAACCTTTCTCAATTCATAGGAATTGTTTAGTGGGCGAGAATTGTTAGAGAACATAGCCTCTACAATTTTTTTATCTTTTATTCTTTGAGCAATTCTTTTTTCTTGTTGCTCTTTTAGTATTCTGTCAAAAGTATTCATTACTTACGACCACCTTTCATATATGAAGAAAATCTTTTTTCAGAACCACACTTTTCGCAAGTTCTGATTATTGAAGTTTTACCATTAGTGAAGGTAAAACCTTTTTTATCCACGAAACCTTCGTGGTCGCAATTTAGATTAGTGTTATTACTAATCTGGAAGTACCCATTAGGTACTGTGTAGAATTTTGAGTTTAGTAAGTTCATTTTGAACTCCTTTCGTTTTTATCTAATACAAGTATTCTAGCAGGGGGGACTGACATTTTGAGAGAGCAAAGTAGTACAAAACGGACATTTTTAAAAACTATTTTTGTGAATTACATCACAGACAAAATAGGACAAAACGGACACCTCGGGGGATTTTTTGAGCAGTTTTAGATCTTGCTCAGGATTTGAAAACTAAAATCCGTTTTCTTTTATATCTTGAATTGCTAATCTCAATAAATAAAATGTTGAAATTAGCAAAGCAAGTTGCACAATTGTAGTTAGAAATCTGCTCATACTGGAATTAGTCCTAACTCGTCAATTCCGCAGGCTTTTTCAAATCTTGCAAAATCAAATCTATCATTATCAGATTTGAAGTATTGACAGAATTCCTCTACCAAGTCTTCAAAAACTGCTGGGTGAATTTCATCGCTAAATCCTTTTAGAATTTCAGCAGTTTTGACATAGTCTTTTCGTGTCATCATTACAGGACCACCTTTAGAGTGGCCCAAGAATTGCCTTCATTGACTTCATCAAGGACAGGCTTTAGAGCAGGCACGAGCAGGTCCTTTAGCAGACCTTCAAGAAATAGTTTTTGTATTTCTTTATCAAGCCCTAGCAACTGAATTGCTAGTGGATGTGTTTCATCTAATTCTGTGATGAAGTGTAGAGAGTGTTCAACTGTTTTCATTTATTTTTATTTCCTATTCTTAGTTTGAGTTTGAGGGGATAAGTGTGCCACGAATTGTGCCACGAATTGCGAGAGTATCGCAAGCAATTTTGACAGATACGCCAACAGGTAATTGTGTTGGATAGTTTGAGATAAATTGAGCAACAGCACCTTTAGAGGGCAGGCTAATTTTTTTGGTAGAACCATTAAAGGTTTCTAGTGTTATAGTGTAAGTCATTTTTTGACTTCCTTTCGTTTTTAGGTATAAGACTATCTTATACTAAGGGTCTGACATTTTGGCTACTTATTTGCTAGGCTCATTGTGATTTGTATCACACTTATTTGCTAGGCTCATTAGCCAATTTGTCCTTATTTAGTTTTTCTTACTCTGTAAGTATAACAGGCTAGGCTGACAAAGTCAAGTTTAGACACGGACAAAACGGACATTTTTAGTGTGATTTACACCACAGGGCCCCGAGAATTTTTTACTTATTTATTTTCTTCAATTTCATTTAACAATTCCCACAAAATTGGTTCTAATTCTTTTGAAACTAGATCCAATTTTTCTTGTAGCGATTTCATTTATGATTACACTCGCTTTCTATTTCGTGTCCAAATTCATCTACTAATTCTTCATAGATTTCATCAATGTAGTCTAAGTAGTCCATTATTCTGCCACCTTTACTGCGACAGTAGCCCAACGATGACCATTGAAACGAATTGCGTAGGCTTCATAGCCTTCAGATAAATAAATATCCTCACGCTTTTCTGCGAAATTGATTTCGCCATATTGATATTTTCTCGCCATTGAACGAGGGTAGTAAGTCTGACCTACAAGTAGGTCTGGAATTGAGTATGTTTTCATTTTAGTTATTACCTTTCTTTAGTAAATAATTCTAGCAGAGGGGGCTGACATTTCCCTAGTTAGGGAGAATGTCCGTTCCGTAGTATTCTACCGCAGAGTATAAATCCATTATTCCTTTATACTCTCTACAACGAGGGCAGAAAGCGTTCCACCCATCTGTAAGTGATGAACAGAATACGCAGATTTTATCTGTGATACAGAAGTCATTATCTACGAGATACTGTATTATCTCATTTTTATTTAGTGTAGTCATTTTATGACCTACCTTTCTTTATAGTGTGCTAACTTATTTGCTCTTATCTTATTTGCTAGGCTCACCCTATTTCTAGGTTTATTTGCTAGGCTCATCTAAGAGGCTCATTTAGCACTATTTAATTTTTCTTATACTAGAAGTATAACAGGGGGGTCTGACATTTTGGAGGGGACAAATAGGATAAAACGGACATTGTGAGGTATATCACTTGTGAGGCACATCACATAGGTTATCCACAAAGTTATCCACAGCCTCGGGGGCGATGTGATACGAATCACACACGACACGCCGTGTTAAAACTTGACTTTTGGGGGTAGATGTGTTATTATACTAGTATAGAAAAAATTAAATAGCGTTAAAAAGGTCAATGAGCCTAGCGAATAAGATAACGAAATGTTATATGAGCCTAGCGAATAAGTGACCTAAATCACACACAACACACCCCACAGACACCCCCTTTTGTCAGTGGCAGGGTATAGAATAAGATTATTAGAAATAAAGAAAGGTGGTCTAAAAATGACTACATTAACAATAACAGTATGCAAAGAGCATACACCTAACAAGGTCGCTATCTCCTCAGTAGGAGATGACCAATTCACATTCTGCGAGGTATGTGAAAATAACATTGAGCGTTGGTATGATGATACTGACCCAGAAAGACTACCTATGTGGTCAGATTGGAAAGTGTCTAAATGATTAACTCAGTATTAACAATTAATTGCACTACTTGCTACGGCAATGGTTATGTATTCTTTGGTGATGAAAACGATTATGGCACTGAGCCATGCGATTGTGTATTAAATGATGAACTAAACGATTGGAATAAATAAATGAACACATGTAAAAACCCTAAATGCGAATCTATTGAATTAGTGTATTCTGGAACTGATGCCTTTATGCTAGGCATACCAACAGAGTCAATCTGTTATGACTGTGCTAATACCTATGCACATGTATCACGAATCGTTGAGGCTTGGAAAGTAGAGGTTGCTAGTGTTTGATTTTTTAACTTCACCCTTTGAGTGGTTTGCCAACATGGTGCAATACTCACTTATATTTATGGGTATTATTATTCTAGTGCTAACAATAGGAGCAGTAGTTGCTATACCTATTGGATTAAAACTATTAGGTGTTGCATTCGCTAAGACTATTGTAGTTGAAACTAGCAAAGTAGTAAGAGACCTAGGATTAGACAAAATCAAGGTGGACACAGACGAATTAAAATCGTCTAATGTGTTAAGATTTAAGACCCCACACCAGTGGCCTGAAACTCTAGCAAGGTAGCAGGCTACAATTCACTAAAGATAGTGGGCTTATGGGCTCACTATTTTTTTTGATCTTTTTTTATCTATACGTGTATCATACATCTGAACAAAATATTCAGATTTTAGGGTATTTAGGTTTTACAAAATTTTTCAGATCTGGTGTATAATGTAAATATGAAATTTAATGATATGCCAGCCCTATATATGTTTTTAAAAAAAACAACAAAAGGCAATCCTTTTATTAAATCAAATTCAGAAAATATATTTTTTGCTTTTACTAGTAAGGCTGTAGAAGATGTTTTATTAAACAAATATAGCAGTTTTATAAAAGACGGACTCGTTGGTAGACTAAAAACTGTTTTAGGTAACGGAATCATGACAATAGAAGAACCAACACACATGACTAGTAAAAAAGAAATGTATCCAGCATTTAGTAATAAAATTATGGAGGAATATGAAAAAAAAGTTGCTAGTGCTGCAGACTATGTTCTTTCTTCTTGGTCTGGACAAATCAATGCTAGAAAACAAATGAAGTTTTTAGTTTTTAAAAGTGTTATAGATATATTTTTTTCAGAAAACGCAGATGACGATTTTATAAAAATAAGTAAAGATTCAACTACAACGGCAGACAAGATTGCTTGGGATGTAGATGATGCTGATCGCTCTGAATCAACAAAAAATTTAAAAGAGTTCTGTAAAAAAATAGCAGACAAAAGAATAGAGTCTAAAGAAAACAAAAACGATTTTTTAGGCATGCTAGTTAACTCGTATAATAATAAAAAAATAACAATTGACGAATTATATGATCAAGCAATTACAATATTTTTGACTAGTTACAAATCAACTTCTCATGTGTTAGAGTGGTCATTATATTATTTATCAACAAATCCAGAATGGCAAGAAAAGGTACAAGAAAAAGAAAATCTTGAGGCTTTTATAAGTGAGGTACTAAGGCTATGTCCTCCTATTTGGAATACACAGCACTTGGCAATAGAAGATGTGGTCATAGATGAAACTTTAATTCCTGCTGGCACAAAAGTAACAACAAGTTCGTATGTAATGCATAGGGATAAAAGTATTTTTGAAGATCCAGACTCTTTTAAGCCAGAAAGGTGGCTTGAAAATAAAGAGTTATCAAAAGGGGAATATTTTCCTTTCTTATTTGGAAAAAGACAATGTATTGGTAAAGAGTTTGCCCTAATGGAAATTAGAGTGGTTTTAAATAAAATTACTCAGATGTTTAAAATAGAATTAGTAGATGGCGGAGAAGAATATACGGCTGGTCTAGTATATAAACCTAAAAAAGAAACAATAATACATGTTACAAATAAATAATTTTTCAGATTTATGGTAAAATAGAAAGTATGGGAATATTGGATAATCTTGAAAATGCTCTAAACGACAACTTTGAGTTTGAATCAAAACCTGTGTTAGAAATAGATGCTATGGGCAGAGAAAAATTTTGGGAAGATTTAGGAAGACCGTCTGATGATGGAAAGTGATCAACAAAAATTGACGCCAGAGCAAGTGCAATCAATTTTGCTTTTTCAAATTGAGCAGAAACTAAGGTATATTATTGCCAAGCAGGTTGAAGAAAAATTTCACGGGATGTATCATGATGCATCACACGATATAGCCCAATACATAAGGAATATGGTTTAGTATTGAGAAATAACTCCACGCTGAAGTAGTTCATCGTATAGTATCCCATTAATCTGGCTTAATGAATCCTGATGTTGCATTATTGCTTCATCAATCTGACTATCTGACAAATTGTTAGCCTGACCAACCTGTCGATTGATATGATTTACGACATCATTCATTAACAATATAACTTCTTCTCTTTTCATCTTTTTTCCTCTATCTCTATAACATAAAATGTTGGCATTGTGTGCCTTCTCGTATTCGATCCTTTTGGTAAAACCTTAAGGACTTCGTGCATATAGTGGTTTGGAAATATAACTATATCTCCTGGTTCTGGTTTTATAATTATACCATAGTCATTAAAAACCAACTCTCCGCCATCATATTCGTCATTTAGATAAATCAATGTTCCAATTTTTATAAATGGAAATTCGGCGGGATCGCTAGAGCCATCCGAGTGTTTTGCCAAAACAGAATTAACCTGCCATCTAATAAGTTCAAGAGGTCTTGTCCAATTATAGTTAACAACCCTAAACCCCCTATTGGCAAAATAATCTTCGTTTAAAAATGACTTTATTTTTAAATCAAGTTCTTTCATTCTGGTTTTTATATGCTCATCATTTATTTTTCTTTGGCCGTTATATTCATCGCCCTCTGCATCAAAGTAAAAGACATCTTTAAAATTTTTTAACTCCATAGAATCTAGGTAGTCATTTAAAATTTTAATTTCGCTTGGTGAAGCAAAATTTTTAATATGGCATATCATTGCCTTGTCATAATTAACCATATCAAACTATCCCTTCCATAACTACTTCCACTCTATCTCTTGATCATAAGTTACAGAGTACTCCCCTGTAAATATTTCGGCATACGAAATGATATCTTTATTATACCTTACAATGGTGTTTAGGCCCACTTTGTCGCAGAGGTATTTATTACCTCTAGTTAGTCTCTCAAACTTCATCCCCTGCCCTTCTAGGGCGTTATTTAGGGTATCCAGATAACGTTGCTTGCCATAGCGTTTTGATGTAAATGATTGATCAACATAGTCAAACCTTGCTTGTGCATCATTTTGTTTTGCAATGTCCGAATTGTCCATTATGTACCGTAATGCAGGATGATCCATCCTATCAGACCAGTTTCGCATGTTAGGCTCATACTTTTCCATGTTGCGTAGAGTTGAGTCAGCAAAGGCCATGCGTATTAGGTCTGAAGTGGAGGTTTGAACCTCTGTTGCGAAACTTATCAAAAAAGCGGTTGCGAAAGGAAACTTGTCGCTATAAGTCGTTATGCCGAAATGTACATTCGGATTGAAAGACTCAGTTGACA